TTCGTACACTCCGTGAGAGTTGAGCTTCTTGGCGATGAGCGTGCCCGTCCACGTGACTGCCTGATAGTAGACATACTTCTCAGGAGGACGCGCCGGATTGTGCTTCTTCATGTCTTCGCCCTGCATGACCATCAACATGATGTCCTTCGGGTCGATCATGTAGCTGAACGCGCTACGGCCGAGGTCATCCAGCGTCGGCTCGTATTTGCACGTGCCGATACCGTTGAGCGAGATTTCGCCCATGCTGACGTCCTTGCCACCGCTGAACCCGGTCAGGGAGTAGTTACCCTTCGCGGTGACTTCGGCTTCGAGGGCAGTCATGAAGTCAGAACCAGCAAGCCAGATCGTCGGCTTGCCGCCGTAGCGGCGAAGCTGGCGAACCTCGTTGCGGAGGGTCTGGATAAGCGTCTGGTTGGCACGCGACGGAGTGATCTTGTTCGCGCCGACCTTGGAGCGATTTCTCCACCACGAGTTTCCGGCCGCGTCGATACCGCCGATTGTGCCCGTTGTCGGGTCATCGCGGATAATCGCCTGAAGGCCGGGGAAGACCTTCGAGGATTGCGAACCGTCACGCCACAAGATCGAGTTGAAGGAGCGGGCGGTGCCCTCCATCATGTCGTCAATCTTGTCGTTGAGGATGTCGGTAATGACCTGAAGGTCATTGTCCGAACGGGAGTTGCGGCGTTCGCCCGTCAGCGTGTCGTCAATGCCGATACCCGCGCGCTTCATTTCGGTTCCCGTGAAGGAGATACCTGCGTGAAGTTCGAAGTATTCGTATGAGAACTGCTTGATGTTCGCCGGGTTGCGGTACACGACAGTGTCGTCGTACTGGTAGCCCATGAACTCGGTCGTGTAGTCGCCCTTCACGTTTCCGCGAATGAGGTCCTTGCCGCCGGGGAAGGTCTTCTGGCGCGAGCGCATCGCGTCATAAAGTGGCCGATCCTGAAGGGTCTGCGCCATGGCAGGGCCCTTCATGTAAAAGTCGAGCAATGCGTTCGTCATGTTCGCAAGCTCGGCAGAAGTGAAGAAGTTCGTAGTCATTTCCGTGTCCCTTCAGAGGGGTTGATGGGTATGACTCTCAGATATTCCCAAGAGCCCGTTTGACTGCATCAAGTTGCGTTTTGGGCGGGGCTGAACTGCCGACTCCTGCCGTGACGTCTCCACCGCGCGGGGTTAGCGGGGTGGCTGTCCGAGCCTGAGAAGGCATGAAGCCTTTCAAGTCCCTGTTCACCAGTTCATAGGCCGCCTGCGCAATGGACACCGCTTCAGCGGGTGAAGTGACTGTTCGTCCTGCGAGTGAAGCCTTGATGGCTGCTGTAACAAGGTTCTTCTTCCGTCCGAAATCCGGGTCCGCTTCCTTTGCTTTCTGTTCCCACGCTTCCACTGCGCCTTGTACGGACCGTACTGCCGTGGCAGTCCGCTCTGACTCTTGCTGCTGAGTGACCTGTGTCAGCCGTGACTTCGACGTTGCTGCGTCGATACGTGCTTTCGCAAGCTCCTTGCCTGCGTCTTCGGTAATCGCACCCTGTTCGACCTTCTCTTGAATGTCGTCGGGCAGCTTATGCCCGATCAGGAGTTCGATTTCCGACACATACCGCTTCAAATGTGGCAGGGCTTCCGCCGGGTTGTTCCTCATGAGGGACATGACCATGAACCCGTCCGCCACTTCCGTGGGTTGAAGGTTACTGTCGGTCATGAACTTCTGAACCTGTTGGAATTGCTTCGCAGGTTCTTCGAGTTCCCGTGCTTTGCCGCGCCACGTGTCGCGTTCGGCTATCACTTCTTTCCAGCGTGGATGCTTGTGGAACGGTAGCTTCGCTTCTTCCTCGGGCGTAAGCTCCGGGAGTTTCCCGTCGCCGTCCTTCGATGTCTGCGCGGCCTGCGTTTCCGAACCTGAAGCCGATGCGTCCGGCTTCGCTGCTTCCGGCTTCAGCGCACTCCTGACAACGTCAAGCGGCGCTTCAACCTTCGCAGGTTTCGCATTATCGGCGGACGAGTCCGACTCGGTCTTTACGTCCGTAACCTGAGGCGTTGACGTCTCGGGCGTTTGGGTCGTGGATGAATCGGCCCCGTTTACATCCGCGAGCGCCGACGTTGCGCTCTGATTTACGTCGTTTTCATTTGTAGACAATTTCGCCTCTTTGTTCAACCCAGCGTCAACCCATTACATTGCCCTGTGAAAGACCGGGCTCTGCTCCCGAAGGGTATGCTGGCTGACTTACCCCGGGTGGTTCTGCCGGGGGTGGCTGGTTCGCCGCCCCCTGTGATCCTTGTGCGGACGGCTCGGACGATGAAGGCGGAGCCCCCTCCGGTCCGGCCGCTGGCTTGGCTGAGTTCATCATCTGGATTGACGGTGTCCCCGGCTTTACGAAGTCGGCGAGGTCTACCTTGTCGTCCATGATCCGAATTGCGTATTCGGCGAGCTTGTCGGGATCGAGGCTCGGCATCTGCATGAGAATTGGCGCCAAGCGCTGGAAATTCGCCTGCTCCATGGCCTTGTTCGGACGTCCGGCCGTGCCTGCCTCGACCATGAGGAACATTTCCTGCTTGATCGTGTCCGGCGACATTTGCGGCCACACTGCGCCCGGTCCGGCGATTTCCTTGACCGTCTCTTCGCTCAGGTTCATGAGCATCACATTCCCGCCGTCCCGGGCGAGTTCGTTCAGCAACATCTCCAGATCGTCTTCGTTCGAGCCAATCGAAGACAAGCGTGACCCTTCAGCGACCGAAACTTCCGTCGCCGTGTCCCCGCTCGTGCCGCCAATGTTGGCTTCCTGAGAACCGACAACCCGCAACACGTCCGCGAAGTCACTCTCCGTCTCGTAGAGGTTCGGGTCGATTGGTGCCTTCTTCATCGGCTGGATCGCCGTCTCGGCGGCCTGCCCCTCTTTGAGCCCGCGCAACGGCAAGATGGCGTGGTCCGGATGATCGCAAACGAGCTTGTTCAGATCATCGTCTTCGAGCGTTCCGGCCGGGGTGAGGTACACGGGGCGGTTCGCAATGCGATGCTGACGGAGCGCTTCTTTCTTGCGGTTGTACTCTTTCTGCATGCTTCTCAGAATGCGGACGTCAGACGTCGGGAAGATACGCTTGTGGTGCGTGATGTCGTTGAACGTCAGCACATAGAACGGAAAGAAACGCTCGATGTTGACCGCCGGGCGCTCGGGCTCACGCAAGAAATCGTCGTACCCATCCACCATCCAGTAAATCAGTCCGTCGCGTTTGTCGTAGTGCTTCCACAATGTGACGCGCTCGTCTTCCTTCTTGCCGGACGCCGTGAACGAATTCGATGATTCGCCCGAACCGCTGCTGTCCGTTTTCGAATACTGGTTGCCAATATCAACCCCGAACCATTCCTTGATCCGGTGACACGGTACTTGCATTTCCTTCGTGACCCAATCTGTGCCGTACCAACCACGCAGCATCTTCGTGAAGCGCGACGGGATAATGCTCAGTGTGTCGGGGAAATCGTAGACAAGCCCTTCACGCATGGCCAAGTCCGGGTTGCCCTGAAGGTCTTGGATTTGCAAACGAAGCTGTTCAAGTTCAGCCGACGTGTCCGACATGCCTTCGCCTTCCGGCATGTCGAGTTCCGCGCTCAGTCGCTCGATTTGCGCCAGACGCGCCCGCGCGTCGGCCAGAACGGTCATGCGTTCTTCGCTGAAGCCCTGCGTGCGCTGGAAATCGAGTTCGACGTAAGACACGCCTGCGACGAGCGCGGTCCGCACGCGGTCCTTCATCATGAGCTTGAACGGCGGCACCTGTTCGTCGGTGTAGTGCGCCCACATGACTTCGAGCGTGCGCGCCACCCGGCGCAGCATCTTGCGGGCTTCGAGCCCTTGGGCGATGTCGGCAGCCATCATCCCCATGTCCGGCGGCACAGGCATCCCCGTGGACGCCATAGCCATCATGTCCTGAATGACAGACGGGTTCTCGTCCCAGATCGAGAAGTCCAGCCGCGCCCGGCGGTGTGCCACCACCTTGGGATTTTTGGCGTAAAGGGCCGAGGTACGCTGATTTATGTGGCGCTGTACTATATTTGCCACATATCTATCTTCGAGTTCCAGCGAGGTTTGACCCTCCCACTGGAGCCCATAGGCGAAGTCCATGTCTTCGCGGATGCGCTTGAAGTCCGGCTCCCAATGCCGCTTGTCCGCCTCGATGCGCTCCTTGCGCTCCGTGACGAGGGCTTTGCGCGAGGGGCCGGGTTCCGGCAGCGGCCGTCCGTCAATCGTCTTGGCTGTTCCGTAACTCATGCCGCTCTCCGCGTCCTCATTGCTTCCGCCTTCCTCTGTTTGTCAGAGGCGTACTTTACCCAAGCCAAAGACCCCACGCGGGGGCCTTCATCCTTCAGTTCCGAGGCAACCGCCTTGGAGCCCTTGACGATACGCTTCAGCCCCAACCCGATCAACGAGAGGGTATCGACAAAGTCGTCGTGCGTACCGTTGTTGAATTTCAGGAGTTCGGTCACGGCCGCCTCGCACCACGGCTGCCACGACGGAAACTTAAAACGGCCCAAGGACGCCAACCCGATAGAAGACTGTGCGCGCTGTACCTTGTCCGCACTCGGAACGACGGGTGAAACCAAGAACCAAGCGTTCTCTTCCCGCTGCTGGTCGCGCAAGAACGGTCCGATAGATTTCTCGATATGGCCCGACTCCGCCCACCAGATGATGGGATTCCACGTCTTCGCCAGCGATATCATTGCCCTGATCGCTTCCTTCGGACCCATTCGCCGCCAGACACAATCCAGTAGCCAGATGAAGCCGAACTCGTCCACACCCACAACGAGCATACATGTTTTATCATGCTCCTGTTTTGTGCCGACGGCGTGATCGCTCGCGGCGTAGATGCGAAGATTCGGCGGGATGTCGGATCGCCGCCGATAATACTGGATCATGTCGCGCGTATAGTACGTTCCGTCTTCCGGCGCCGGGCGCTGCTGTTGCAGTGCCGAGAACGTCCGCGGGTTCGAACGCTTCAGATCAAGCAGGTACTCAATCGGGAACTTCGGTTCGCCATTCTTTTTCCGGGGCCACAATGGTTCGCCCGGCTGTCGCCCGAGAACGTCGTTCTCTTCAGCGATGGCGGGGATGTTGATTACCTGCCACTGCGCCGCTTCTTCCTCGATGTAATGCGGGTTGTCGCGATCCGTCAGGCGCCCGACGATGTCGTCTTCATGCCATCGCGTCATGATGAGAATGATAACGCTGTTCGCATCCATGAGGCGGGTCTTCACGACGTCGTGGAACCA